GTCTGAGTGTTAGCCAGATTTACAGCAGTCTGACCAATGTTGCCAGACATATCTCGACCAGTTTGCATCTGATAACCTGCACCAGTAGCACCAAGATTAGCAGCACCTGTAGCCATGTTTTGAGCAAGCCCGGCAGACGTTGCAGCAGCACCATAACCGCGAGTAGCTATATCACCCAATCGGTTAAACTGGTTCTGGAAGTCCTGACCGTAAAGGTCGGCAGTCAGTTTGGTTAGATCCTGCCTGACATTGCCACCGCCTAAGCCACCAAGTGCAGCCGCATTTCGTGTCAATGCTCGCTCAGACTGCTCCTGTAGGTAGCCCAAGGCTGGCGAGTTCATATACTCGTTTAACGCCCGCCGCTGTGCTTTTGGACCAAGCGCACCAGTTAATGCTGCTTGTCGCTGTGCGGCCTGCTGACCATATTCTCGATAGGGAGCCTGATATTCCTGCGCTCCAGCAAAATCGCTTCGAAACCTATCTTCAACTCCACCCAGCGTTTCTAGCGCAGGTTTTAAACCAGCAGTCTGCTGCATAAGATTCGGGTTAATGTTCTGTAACTGCTCTGGAGAAATACCGTAACGAATGGCTGCTCGGTTAACTTCTTCAGCCGTTAATGGACCGCTTTTTAAAAACCGCTGACTTAAAGCCTTATTTATCTGCTCGTCTGAATAACCACCACCAGCGCCATAGGCCATACGAATGCCAGTAATATCACGCCCTGTTGCGCGTTTAATATCTTGCGGGGTTACGCCATAGGCAGGATTGTTCAGCATAGCCTTGGCTATCTGCTCGTCTGTTGCATTGGGGTTTTTTGCCAATACCGCCTTTATTTGCGCATCAGTAAGTTTAGCCATAGTAATTACCCATCATTTGCATTTCACGCATCATCTGAATCTGTTCTGGCGTGAGAGAGGATTGATCAACCTGTGGTTGACTTGTAGGGATCTTTTGTCCCTGAAGCGCCAGAATATTATCAATCACACTGGTATCAAAAGGCTGAAGTGTTGCCATTGATGCCATCTGCTGCGGATCAATACCAGAGCCTTTGGCCTGCAATCTTCCGAATGATGGCTGACCGAGCAATGCAGCGTTCTGCATACCAAGACCAGCAAGCAAAGTGTTCTGGGCGTTCATACCTGTCTTTTCAGCAAGCTCAAACTGCGGGACAGCCATGCGTTCATAATATCCGGGTAGTGTACCCATCTGCTGTTGGATAACATCTCGCTGCGCACCATACGCAGGAGAAATCATCTCAAGCGCTTGATTTCCATATTTGAGAATGTCCTGACGCGCCTGCTCACGTTGACGAGCAGCCATCTCATTTTGCTTTTCTACCGCTTTGCGGTTTTGCCGCTGAGAAAGATAGCTACCCCCAGCGCCAAGAAGTGTGCCAGCACCAGCCGCAGCACTACCGCCTCCGATCGCTGATAATGCTGGCACTGCCTTTGCCCCTATCGCTAGTGCTGCTGGTATTGCTTGTGGCATAATTCCTCCATCGCCCTTCTTTCGATACCCATCTGTATCATAGAGCAAAGTTTTCCGTTTTTCATATAAGAGTTAGTGTTTTCACCTTGCCTAACAAAACCCATTGATGCCGCATAAGCTATGGCCTTTTTGTTAAAACTTGGTATATTTGTTGATAGCTTCTCTATATCTCCAGACAGAAGCATCTTGTAGCATAGGATACCAGCTTCGTGAGCATATTTCCTAAAATGTTTCAACATGCAAATGTGGCATTCTTGCATTACTGATGTAATCTGAACAAATCTAAAAGAACCTGCGCATTCGCCATCAACTAACACGCAAACCCAATTTTCATTTACTATGTCTGGCACTGATACGAGTTCAGCGTCATCTTCAGCCATCTCGTCCCAGCATTGTTTCATTATCATCAATGCTACTGAATAATCTGTTAATCTTGTAATTTCTACTTTTGCCAAAATAACAAGCTTCCGTCAAACTAAAAGCCATCCCTGCGATCTGTCACCGCCTATATCTGGCAGCATCTTACGGTACTGGATCGAGCCAGCAGACCCGGTTGAGTCAATGTATAAGCTGTACTGTCTAGCCTCCACAACGCCCTCTGGGGAGCCTACACCGACAATAGGGATGCTTAACGCCGCATCTTGTGTCCACTGCCTAAAAGCCTGCTCCATCGTCCCGTCATCACGGGTGATCGGCTGTGCTGCATTGAGTAGCGGGCTTGTCACTTGTCACCGCCAACAATGTTAGCCGTAAGCTGGATAATCACCGGCTTAACAGCATCAGACAATGTAAACCTGAATAATTCAAAGCGTGATGCCCTGCCATTCCTGCGCCAGATAGCCCTGCGGCTGTACTCACCAATCTTACCAATGCTTCTGGATATTGGGTCACTCCATGTCTTACCATCCTGACTGCGCTCAAGCGTGATCTGCGGATCTGCAACAGCATTATTACCAACGCCTGATTCAACAGTGAGTTCCAAGCTGGGGAAGAACACAGACTGCATGTTGTTCTGAAATGGCTGGGTAGCCACTCGCCTGATGATTGCCCCGCTGTACTCGGTATAAACGTCAGGGCTTAAAATACCAACCCTGCCATCAAGAATGTCACCACAAAATACTTTACCGTAAGACTTAACGACAGAAGCCACTCTCAGGCCACCCAGAACGCCATCTACGAGCGATTTGCGCTCATGCCAACGTTGAGTAGTCATGTCATAAACAAGCGTTGTAGAAGGCAATGCAAAGCCTATAAAGTAGGCTCCCTTCTGAGCGTATGTCCAAGCATATATGCCAGATACCTGTGTCTCGGTAAGACCTGTCAGGATAGAGTCAATAGCCGTGGTTGAGATCTTGGTTGTACTGTTACCGTTTAGCGCCCAGATTGCAGGTGATTCGTTATTACCACCACCAACCCACATAAAGGTATCCTGAGCGTTGATCAGCGAGTAAGGGGCAAAGCATCCCTTCTGCAAGTACAGACCTGTTCGCTGGAACGGGAAGTCAGCACCGCCCACGTTCTGAAACGCCTCAAACGTCTCGCCACCAGATATGAATAACTGGTTCTTGTAAACAACCGGGGCAACAATGTCATCAGGGTCTGATTCAGCAGTGCCAAAGTCTAGTGCGCTGTAACTCAAGCCGTCATTCAGTGCGCTGATGATAAACTTCTTTGTATCAGTGGTGATCAAGAAATAGCCATCAATAAATACCACAAACTGCGGTGCGCCATTCGCCGTGAAATCTGTGTCTGTTATCTGCTGGAAGGTGTCAGTGACATGGTTGTAGATGTAACCGTTACCACCGGGGACCAGCACCATAAGCTGAGTGCCATTGTCAGCCATTGACACGTTAGCAGTCCCAGCAACCTCACCGATTCGTGTGAGCGTGTAACTGGCAACCGTATCGACCACGGTTTCATCAAGCCGGTACAGGCTGTCACCATTGACAAAGTATGGCTTTCCAGCCATCTCGTATGCACCACGGTTCTGCTCATCAATCTGCCCTGATGTGGCTACCTGCTCAATGCCGTCAGTGCCAAACAATGATTCTTGAGACAAGCCAACACCCTGCACTATGTTTGGATACCAGTTGGTGCATTCCTGCGCTGATATGGGCAGGGAGTCACTAACGTAAAATCCGTTTGCAATTGGCAGTTGAGTCACTGGCATTAGGCAACACCAAACAGCGCATCAATGACCGTCACATTATTCGTGCTTGTAGCGTTTGATACATAAATCTCAATGTAATCGTTTGTCTGAACTGCAATATTGTAGTTAAGAGATACATTGCCAGACTGCCCACTACTTACCGTTCTAGTGATCTCAGAATCTGCTATAGCAACACCATCTTTTGCAAAGAATATAGATATAACCTGATTAGTGCCGACAGGCTCTATTGTTACAGATGCGTGAGCCATGACAACACTATCTGGAGTCCCGGTATACGTCAGCCTTCCAGCAGCCGATGCGGTGAATTGGGAAGTAATCCCCGCTGTCCAAGTGCCAGCAACCAGAACAGGAGTGTCAGTAGCAGATATAACTGTTGCTGTGGCATTATCATGTATTGTGACTTGCCCGTATGTCGCAGCTTCAATAGATTCAATGGTGACATAGTTATCAGTAGATGTAAGTGTAATTCCGGTTCCTGCAACCAATGATGCTACTACGGGGCTTGCAGCCGCTGTATCCAGAAGCAGTGGTGAGCCTGTCGAATCAGCAGAAAAAGAATGCGATACCTGAACACCATCTTCAGCAGATATTGCCGTTGTGATGCCTGAACCACCCTCAATGCCACGAATATTATTTACAGTGCCGTCAATGTTAAGCACTGGTGCCGCAGTCACTGGACCAGCCTGCGCCATCGAGCCAGTTACACCAAGTCCAGAGACAAAGTTGTCATAAGAAATCTTGTAGTTTGTCCCATTTACAAAGTAATCAACATAGCTACCAGCATCAACAGACGTTTTCGCAACGAAATTACTTTTCTTCCTACCATTAGCTCTATCAACCATTTGTATTAATCTCCAAGCCAATCGCGCCTGTGGTTTCGGCAAGAATGTCTTGCTCTGTTTCTGGGTAGAATGCCCCACTGATACCCCACTGCTGATCTTCGTTTCCAGACCCAATGGGTAATGTGGATGGTAGCGCTGTCTTACCAATGCGCTGACCGAGAAGTTTCATAGTCTGCAATCCCTGCTGCGCGGCAACCACCAGCCCTTGACTGATAACACCACCGTAATCGGGAGAGACTTCAATCGCCATGTTAGCGATTAGACCGCGTAAAGCGCCTGCTGGGATCGTAACCTCATCAGACAGGTTTTCTACTTCGGTATAGCCTAAGCTGACACCCTGAGCGTCTAGCTGAGACATGTAATTATTCATGGCAAAAATAAAATCCTGATACTCATCTGGTTCTAATGAACTCTCAGATGCCTGTACCAAGATCCTTTGTAGTGATGCCTTTGCAACCTGCGCTACTGTAGCCATTATTCGTATGTCACTCTATTCTTCTTGCTGGATGCTGTCTTGGCAGACTGCTTGAATGCTTTTGCTGTCGGAGCGCCTTTACTACCGGGCTTCCTCATACGCTCAACCTTCTTGCCTTCAGCCTTCTGGTTCTTTATCCGTTTGCGTTTAGCGTGGATATTGGCATACAAACCTTTATTCATACTTCGCACCCTTTACAGATTTAGCGCCTTTGCACTTCCAGCGCTTACGGCTAAGTCTCAGTGGAGAGTTCGGGTCTTTGGCTGCTTTGGGAAAATCTCTCATCTGACCAGCAGATCGAGCGCAATATGCGTCACCCTTACTTGTCCCCGGCTTTACCCGTGGACCGCCATCCTTTGCCTTTCCAGCCTGACCATAACTTACCTTCTTGCCAGAAGCTGTGACCTTAACCTTTGCCTTACCTTTTGATGGTTTCGCCATAGTAAAGTTCAAGGGGGCCGAAGCCCCCTATCCCTAACTTAGTTATACACCAAAGCCCTGACCCGCGAATAGCGGATTGAACGTGGCGTATGCAGGAAGTAAGTCGAAACGTACTTTCTGAGTATTGGCATCACCGTCAGCGTACTTGGTAACACGGATTGACATACCATCGCTGGTAGTGGCAATTGTGTCAGTAGCGTACAGTTTAGGCAGCTTAACAGTACCAAGACCAAATGCCTGCTTAGTGTAGAACAGGTTTGGCTGATACAGGGTAGAAGCAGCGCTCAAGATGTTTACAACGTTAGTTGCAACAGGAGCAGATGCTACTGTGTTGTACTGACCATTGGCTTCGTAGATAGCAGGACCAGCAACAACGATGTTACCAGTACCAGTTCCACTCAGAGTAACGTCAGCAACGACAACACCTGTCCACAGGACGTTGTTACCAGCAGCGTCAATCATTGGCTGACGAGTAGCAACATTCAGTCGGTAGATACCGTCAATAGTTACCATGTCGCCAGCTTTAACTACCATATCAGCCTGAAAGGCGTTTACGGCAAGAGTCTGCTGCATAGTGTCTTTAGCGCCAACGTATGATACGTCAGGGTTTGAAGCCAAAGCACCAGTACGGTCAGCACCAGCACCTGAAGTGAAGCTGCTCAGAGAGTTGGAAGTAAGAGCCATCATTCCACCGAAGTTGGAAGAAATCTGGGCTTTTTCCCAAGCTGTACGAACAAGACCATCAGCAGCGTTCAGACCATTCTGAGCAGAAGCCAGAGCAGTAGTAGTGAACGGGTTCATCAGGTAGAACTTGTCGTCAGACATTGGTACACCAACGCTGTCCATCAAAGCACCAGCACCAGCAACATCGCCCCAAGCATCAACGGCAGTACCGTGTGAGCCATATTTCAGGGATGAGTTGTTGCGCATATAGGTAGCAAGATCAGTCTCAAGATCGGTGACGATTCTGCGAGCCATAGGAGCGATGATCTCATCAAGCTGATCAAGTTCCAGTGCTTCCTGAACGTTGCTGAACTCAGTGGCTACAGTGAAGTAGTCCTGAACAGTACCAGTTGCTTTACCAGCAATGATGTCAGACTTAGTAGAAGCGCTGATGTCACCGCCAGAAGTACGGATGCTGTTGTAGTCATGTGGACGTTTAAAGTCTACGTTAGAGCCAGTGGAAGGATTGAACCGACCAGATAGCAGTTGAGTGTTGACAGTTTTGGTTACTACTCGATTTGACTCGAAAGCATCCAAGAACACCCGCGCCAACGGGCGGGTAATGTTACTATTAAGATTGTTAGCCATGTTGCTATTTCCTTATTCAAACGTGGCTCCTTTTGGTCCTTTGGCTTTAGGGGAAATCCCTGCGCCTTGTGGCGTGTCCACCGGATCTGGAGCCTGATTTACCTTGGGTTTAAGAGCAGCAGCCTTTGGCTTGATTTCGTTGGTTATCCTAATAGCCGCCTGTATCGGTGACATATTCCTTAGATTGTCCAACTCAGTTAGATTTTGTGACAGATACTTGGTGATCAGTGGTCCCTGCTCATCATCAATAATGAATCCGACCAGTTCTTCCTGAATACCAAAATTGCTAACAGTAGCACCAGCCACCTGCAATTCTTCTGCTTTAATACCCATCTTGGCTGCCCGCGATGCGTAATTCTCAATCTTACTGTTTAAAGCCTCTTGCTGCTTTTGCCGAGCCTGCTCTGCCAACTCATACTGCTGCTGTTGCAGGTATTGTTGTTGCGCATCGTAAGCTGCGGCCTTTTTCAAAGCCTCATCCCTTTCTAGCAACTGCCGTCTGTATTCTTCATCAGATATAGCAAACGGGTCAGGAGCCTCTGGGACATCTGGCCTCTCTTGTTTGGGAAGTTTGGCCTGCACTTCTTCTAGCTGCTTTTGTAAGGCTTCTGCCTGTCGCTCTACTTCTCGTAGTTTGAAGGTTTTCTTGCCTATAGCCTCATCGAAGATGCGCTGCTGTTCTTCATCAAACTTAACTTGTTTCTTTTGGCTTTCACCAGCATCCGGTGATGATTCGGAATCCTGTTCGCCTTCATAACTTGCTTCAGGATCTTCAGTCTCTATCGTTACATCGTCATCAATGGGATCAGCATCAATTTCTTCAACGTAGTCGTCTGGTTGCATCTCGCTCATAGTCTTGCCCTTTTAAGGTAAATTGCCGTGAATAAGGTCACGTTCCTGTACTAAGTGTAACACTGTGTTCAGT